TGTACTTTGGTTTCGCTATGCTGTACCTCCATTTTAACCCCTTACTTTTTAGCAAGAGGTAGTGTTTGGCGAGCGTGGTAACTTACACTCTAAGAGCGTCGCAACTAAGCCTTTTATAGACTTGCTCAGGTCTTATATTTTGTACTACTTTCTTTTGAAAGAAGTGTTTCTAACAAAATGGATTTACCCTTTTCACCACAAAAAAGAACCATTTTAACACTTCTTTTTAAAACCATCTATTTATCTAAGTAGTTTTAAGACTTGCTCAGGTCTTATTTCTTTACTCATCTGTTTTATTAGTAGGTGTTTCATCATCTTCCATATCATCCAGTATATCTCAAAGTTTATCTATGAATTGACGGATTTTTAAGAACTCCATAAACTTTTCATATACACTTTGTTCTGACTCGTTTGTCCCTTGTATTTCTTCATCATACATTTTTGATAAATTACGATATAAAACTATCTTCTTTTCTTTTTACTTCATCACTTACAACTATCTTTGTAGTCAAGGTCTTCAAGTGCTTTTCTTAATTCTTCCTTTACTTTACCATCAGCAAGTGAAGATTCCCCTCGCTCAAATAATTGTTTCAATGCTCCAATGATTCCCTTGTTTCAAAAACATTTATGGTATCACTCGTGCTGTCATCTGTTAATCTCTAAAAGATTATCAGGATCTTCCGTTCATCACTCACTATAAGAATTAAGATGATGAAGGTCTGTTTCGTTTTGTTTGTCTTTATTTCTTCCCATTGTTTTGATTACATTTTAAACTCAGTTTTTTGGATCGTGTAGTTCCTTATCTGTTGTTCAGAAAACACACGCTATCTTGTTTGTTATTTCTTCGATAGTATCTCCTATTGATTCAAGGACTACTTTTACAACGTTTTCATCCTTTCTCTCGATACTGCTTTTGTTCATTTCTTTCCCCATTATATACACATATAGATAAAACTTCAGATGATCACTGTCATCACGATAATCGCTATTGCGAAGATTATCTTGTCGCTTGTTCTCATTTGTATTATTTAAGAATAAATAAAGATAGCACAGGTTATGGATGGATTTATGGAGTGTTTTTTATCTTGTTTTTGATTTATTTTACTTTTTTATATCAATATAGATGGATTAAACATGAATCTTTTTTGCTTTGCTATCTTTGTGCTGTGGCATCCATAACCTCCTACAGCAAATAGGAAGTAGTTTTATGTCTTGCTTAGGACAGGCTCTCGCCTTTGTTATATAAGCACTGCAGTTTATAGCGACTTGCTTAGGTCAGTGTGAATCTCTGTTTCACATATTCCGAACATCTTTGTCATTTTACGATTCTTGATGGTCAGTAGAATTTTGTACCTCATGTATAAAGTCTATGACAAGTTTCTATTTGGAATTTCCAATCCTCCCAAAATCTTCAATCATTGATTATTTCAGGATGGAAATCTTTATCTATCATACATAGTCAGAAACTTGGTTCACGTCTTCCGTTCTTTACAACATCTGATTGACGGAAAGGATTCCATGTTGAATTTTCGCATTCCATTAAGGCGACGAGATCCCATCCTCACAAGGTATAAGCATATTGTATCATCTCGTTCCTTGAATCATTTTCAGCGTATTCTTTTTTCTTGATGGTTAGTTGTTCAGATTCAGATTTTTTTTCTTCTTTTTTAACTTCTGTTTGTGGTACAATCTGTTGTTTCTCCTTTCTTTTTTCTGTACTTCATACTGTAGGAGTGTTTTTTGTTTGAGTGTTTTCTACTCACTCAACAAAAAATTTAATTTATCAAGGGATGAGATATTTTTACTTGCTAATAATTTCTCTTCAATTTTCTCATCAACTTTCTCATAATCATTTTTCAAGAAGTCTTGCAACTTGTTTTTTAGTTCAATGATCTGTTCATCATCCAATCAACAATGAGAAATCCCCTTATATTCCTCAATCGCCTCTTGATAGGAAAGACTGTCTAAACAGTCCTGTTTTCTATCTTTTAAAATAACAAGTTCTTTTACTACTTCTTGGACGTCATCTGTCTTTGTTGTACTCCCACAAGCAAGAATAAAACCAATAAGTCCGATAAGAGCAAGTCCTACTAAAACTATTTTTATGATTTTTTTATTAGTTTCGTTCATGTATTGAATTTAAAAGGTAAAATTTATAATTGAGCCATTTCTTTGATCCCCACACAGAGATCACAGATTTCTTGTTTTGCGTCTCCATCGAGAGATCAAAGTAATTTCCTTCATTCATCAAGGATCTTTTTTACTTCTTCTTTATTTTCAGTATCCAATTTCTCACATTTTGCTTTGAAATCATTTAGCATTTTCTCTTTTTCTTTCGTTGTTGGATGTTTCTCTTCATTTTTATTTCAATCTCCTGTGACTGCATCGAAACTATCTGACTCACAGATATCGTATGCTGTGATGTAAAGATATCTTCTTGAATACGTTTGCATTCATCCGAGAGCTTGTATCCTATTACATCATTTTAATTCTATATCACATGTTGGTACAGAGTATTTGATTGTTTGTGTTGGATTTTCACAGTTGATAATCTCTAACACTGCCTCTCACTCTCCGAAAGTGATATGATTAAAGATCCCTACTTGTTCGCACTGTTCTATTAGGAAGGGGAGAAAATCTCCTAATTCATAATAGGTAAAGTGAGCGAATCCATTTTCTCATGATTTTTTCAAGTTTGCTTTCGCAATAGCGGTTTTTACTTGATTTATTTTGTGGAATAAGTTATTTTGTTCTGTCATTTTTCATAGATTTATAAGATAAAATTATTTTGTTTTTATCCATTCATCGAACCCCATACATCTTGCATTGAGTTTTACGGATTCAAGATATTCAGCATATTGATGAGCATAATCCCAAGCCTCATCACTTGTACAATCTTTATATTTTTTAGCCTTTAAAGCCCATTTTGTTAAAATTTTACTTTTTTGTGAATTTGTCATCATCATTATATTTACAAAATAAATAGATTTAGTTGGGGACTATCTCCAGTCCCCTGTTGGCGACCTGCTATAATATCAGTCATCTCTTATCTCCTCCCCTACTTAAAAGCACGTAAGCAAGGGAGGAGGAAGTAATGTAGCAACCCTGATCACTACTGTTTGGAAGTAGCAATCCGCAAATCCCTCTATGAGATAAGTAGTTTTACGACTTGCTTAGGTCGTGTTATACAAGCACCCACCATTAAGGATTAGATTTAAAGACTGTCCTTATCTTTAGAGAATTTATCATAGAGATTTCTTAAGACTTGTCTGTTTACCCTTAAGCCTTGTTCTCTTCTTTCTCTTACAGCATTTTTGATCTTTATCCTTAGTTCTTTGTCATTGATAAGAAGAATCAACTGTTCTGTCTCATCAAGTTCTTTTCTAAATGCTTTTTTGATAGAGTTTTTATTGAGGAAGGTATCTCATAGTTGTATAAATGCTGTGTCATTGTTTAAGATTTTGTTTACCTTATCGAGATCATCTTCAAGAGTAAATATCTCTCAATCGTATGTCTCTAAATACGTTAATTGTTTGTATTGTTTTATGTCCCCCATTGTTTTATATAACGGTTAAAACTTGGTTATTATTCCATATTTTTTCGCATCTCTTTATCAGTGTTCATAAGTTGAAGTAGAGTTTCTTTGGATTAGCACATCGTCATCAATAATAGGTGTCTCATTTTACTGTCTCTATTATTGTTCTGACTATGTCTTGCCGTTGGTATCATTCTTCAACTCGTTTTGTCTCTTTCAATTTCCTCACAAGAAGTGTTGAATAATTGATCTGTTCGTCTTTTGTTCAGTCAATCACTCAACTGTTTTCTTCTTTGATGATCTTCAAACATTCTTCTCAATCAATGTCTTTGTGGATCGTTTGGAGTTTTGTTTCAGATTTTTCTTCTTTTTCTATCTTCTCTTTCTTTGGTCTCCCTACTTTCTTTCTCTCTTGCATTGCCTCAATGACATTTGCAACAAGTTTCTCATATTGTTCTGCTTGTTGTTCAGTAGGGAGTTTTTTTATCAATTCAGCCGTTTGTTTTAGCAAGTTGATATCCATGTTAATTTGTTCCGAAGTAAAAGTCTTTTCATTCTCTTAATGCCTCTCCGTATGGGATCAATCCTAATTTGAGAGAAAGTTTTACAAGAAACATCTTTCAAGAACATTTGATAAGTTCGTATGCTTTACCGTTTTTGTATCCGATAAAGTTTTTACCGTTTCATTTGTCATAAATTTCGTACATCATCATTATATTTATGAAATAAATGATCCCTACTCCTCTATTTAGGAGTTTCTGATCCTGCAGTAAACAAAAACTCCTATATGGAAGGTTTGGGAGAAATCGCGTAGACCCAACCCTACCATATAGGAGCATTGAAGTTTTTTTGAGCGATTTCTTCTGAAATGATTTTTTTCTTTGTGTGGAGAACCTTGTTTTGTGTGTGGTAGATTCTGAATAAGAAAAAAGCCAATTCAGCTCCACTGAATCAGCTTTTTTTTGTGTAGGTATTGCACTGTGTATCTTGTGCAATCCTAAGACATTCAGAAGCTAATTCAATGTTGACTCTATTATAATCCATTTTTTTTATTTTGCAAGACTTTTTTTGATTTTTTTTATGCAAGTTATGAACTAATAAAAAACAAGAAGATTTGAAAATTTTTTCAGAAATTAAATTTTATTTTTTCAAAAAATCGGATCATAAAAAAAAAGAAAAACGAGAAAATCTGCTTTATAACTACCATTTCTTATTTGTTCAAAATTTAGAATAATAAGAAAAACAAGTTGTAAAGTCAGATTTCTTTATTTCTTTTTTTTGAAAAATCCTTGTAAAAAAATATCTAAAAATTATTTTAAAAATTAAAATCGTTTTAAAAAGAAAAGTACCAAAAGAAAAATATTACTGGAATAACTACTAGATACATTTATATACGTATACTTACTTATATATAAGTATATATATAGTAGAAATTAAAAAAAATAATTTTTATAATTTTCAATGAGTTAAGAACTAGTAAAACATACTAAACTATTTTTTAATTTTTGCATAATTATTTCAAAATTATTTCAATAATTATTTTCAAAAATAATTTCGTAAATAATTTTCAATAATTATTTTTTGATAATTTTTTAAAATTTTATCAGATCATCCAATAAAGACTGTGTTTTCTTTGCATTTTCACTCAAAACTGTCAAATATTCCTCCGTTGTTGAAAAATTTTTATGTCACAATAATTTTTGAATGTAAAAAATTTCTGCGTTTTTCTTTAATAACATTGTTGCGAATGTATGTCTTAATCTATGAGGTGTAAGTTTTTTTATTCCACACTCCTCTCCTGCATCTCTCAGCATCTTTTCAACTGTATTTCTTGATAATTTTGTTGTTTTTTGTGTTGAATGTGAGACAAAGAGATAAGGAGAACTATCTGTTCTTTTCAAATTATACATCAAAATATTGTTTTGCAACTCTGCATTGAGATATACTACCCTCCTCTTTCATCATTTCCCTATCACTTGGATTCAATCATCTCTTATATCGCTATATTTTAAATTTGTGAGTTCTGAGACCCTCAATCAAGTGTAAACAAGCATAGTTACAATGGCAATATCTCTCAATTTTATTCTTTCTTTTTTAGAAGATCAGACTTCTCTACTTTTTAAAAAATTTATAAGTCTGATTGTTTCTTCTTCTGTAAGACTTTCTATTTTATTATCGTATTCTCTCATTGTTACTAAACTTCTTGTATCTATTACTTTTTTTCATTGATTCATACAATAACGAAGAAAACATTTGATTCATGCGAGATAATTATTGCAAGTCTTACTCTCTTTGATTTGTCTTTCTTCTGCTAATCGTGTCTCTATATCATTGATCGTAATCTTTTGACACTCCTCTACTCTCTTCCCTTTCTTTGATAGATATTCATTAAACTTCTCTATACTCCTTATGTAATTATCAACAGTACATTTTGAGAAATTTCTATTGATTTCCATCCATTTTTTAAAGTTTTTTATCATCATTTTTTAAATATTCTTATAAAGTAAAGTTCCGTGACTTTTTCTTATAAGAATCTACCACACATTGACTTTATATCTTTTTACTTTTTATTTTGTATTGACTTTTTGAAAAATACTCTAACTTTTAGTTATCACAAAATAAAAATATGTAAATATTACTTTTATTTTTTTGTAGAAAATCGTAAGTAGATTTTTAAAAAAATATTAACCATTGTAAAAAATTGTATTTATAATCTAAAATAGAAAAAAACTTGACTTTATAAATTTAAACAATAAAAAGGAGAAAAAAAGAAGTCGCGTATCTTTGTGACTTCTTTATTTTTTAAAAAGAAAAATGTTGGAGAAAACTAAACCTAAAAAAAAGAAAGATCCAAGAGGAAGACATACGGTATTCACAGCAGAGAAACTCCGTAAATTGTTTAAGGCTTTAGAGGATTGACGGACTGACGAAGAGGCTTGTTATTATGCGTGAGTTTGAAAAACAGCGTATTATGATAAGAAAGCAAAAGATGAAAAATTTGCGGAGGAAGTTACTAAAGCTAAAAACTATATACAGAACGACGCTCTGAGAGTGGTAAGGGAAAAGATCCGCGAGGATGATGAAAAAGTCGCTATGTGGTACTTGGAGAAAAAACATAAGGACTTCAAGAAAGAACCAACTACTATAAAGACCACTTCTGAAGAGACATCAGATTGAGATAAATCTTTAACGATTGAAATAGTATGAATAGAGTAAAAATTCAATTAACTGACAATCAAAGGAGAGCTTTAAAGTGTCTCTTTGATGATAAATATCAGAATGTAGGTTATGGTGGTGGGGCTTGATGAGGTAAAAGTTATCTCTGAGTTGTATGGACTTGGATGATGTGTATGAAATATCCTTGAATTGTGTTTGCTTTTGTACGTGATACTATCAAGAACTTAAAAGCAACAACGGTGGTAACTATGGAAAAGTTTTATGCTGACTATAACATCCCACAAGAATATAGGGGGATCTTGAATGAACAGAAATCTATCATCCAATTTAAAAACGGAAGTGTCATCAGACTTTTAGAAGGTTGTTTTTATCCCTCTGATCCATTGTATAACAGATTCTGAAGTTTGGAATTGACTTGTGCTTTTATAGAGGAAAGTGCAGAAATCCCTTATACTGCTATTGAGTATGTAAGATCAAGGACAGGAAGAATGAAAAATAAGGAGTATGGAATAAAACCAAAAATCCTTGAAACATTTAATCCTAATCCATGACATGTATACGAGAGGTACTATTTAGGGAAAGGATGAGAAAACAGTATCTTTATAGAAAGTCTAGTAAATTCCAATAACTTTATCTCTGAATACTATGTAGAAAATCTTAATCAATTATCAGAAGGTATGAAAAAAAGACTTTTGAAATGAGAGCGAGATTTCGATGATAACGTTTGGATGATGTTTAAAGCAAGTGATATTGAGGCTTTACGAACGAATGAAGAGAGCGGAGATACTTATTATATCATTTGTGATGTGGCGAGATTCTGAAAAGATACCACAAGGATCAGTTTATGGAAAGGGAACACACGACTTAAAGTTCTAACTTATGAGAAATCAAGTGTTGAAGAAACTAAAACAGCGATTCTTCTCCTTGCTGAACAATATGGAGTGGATCATAGAAACATTATCATTGATAGCGATGGAGTATGAGGATGAGTAGTTGATGGAATCAGTTATGCAACAGGATTTGTAAACAATGCAAGACCTGTTGAAATGTGAACAAAACAAAACTATGGGAACTTGAAGTCACAATGTGCATTTGAACTAAAAAGGAGGTTAGAGAATCATGAGATAGCAATAAGGCGAGATCATGAAGAAAAAGACAAAGATTGGGAACTCTTAAAACAAGAAATGTTGAATACTTATATTGATGAAAAGAGTATCGATGGGAAAACAAAGATTGAGGCGAAAGAGAAAATGAAAGAGAGAATCGGAAGAAGTCCTGATTTATTAGATACTCTTATTATGAGGATGTATGGATATTTGAGAGGACTTAATGATATAGATGCTTATTTATCTTCTATTACAAGGTAAATGGAAAAAGAAAAAAAACTAAAAATAAAAAAAGAATTAAAGATAACAGATGAGATTGTCCAAAAAGTATTAGGAGAATATCATCATGGTTATACTGCGAATAGAAGTAAGAACAGACACTTTGAAAACCAAAGAGATCTCTTCGCAACAAATAACGATAAAGAAAAGCTAAAGAGTAATATCTTTTGGAGTTGTTTGAGGACAATTCAAGCAACTTGCGTAGTAAACAGACCAGACGTAAGATGGGAAGATGAGGATTGTTTACGAAAACAAGAGGCAAGAAACTTTTCCAATATGTATAAATACGATTATATCAAAAACAATTGGGACTTCCTTATGTATATTTGAGTGGAAGACATCTCAAAATATGGGAAATCTGTATTTCTCTTTAATGGGTGGGACGATAAAAAGAAGATCCCAACGATTGAGAGAATTGATCCAAGGTATGTTTATCCATACAATGAGGGAGGTTTACTTGTAGAAGATTATCCTTTCTTCTGATTCGATAGAGTGTTGAGAAGAGAAGAACTTGAAAAGATAGAATTTGCAAACAATGAAAAGAAGGATCGAGTATTACATAATTACGATGATTATATCGCATCCATAAAAACAAACGATGCTTTTTACAGAGATATTTGTACGTTCTACGATAAAGACAGTTGAAACTGTACTCTTCACTATCATTACACGTATATTGATGAGGAATTGTATTTATTCCTTATGTTGTGAGATTGTATTCTTGACGTGTATGATGTACCTGAAACCAACAATAAAATCCCTATTGCAGTGGCATGATTCAATTATATTGCAGATGATCGATGGGGACAAAGTCTTATGGATATAGTGGAAGACTCTCACAGAACAGAACAACTCTTATTGAATCTCTTTAAAATTAAAGTGGTAAGAGAGGCAACAGGAGGGAACGTCTTCATTGATGAGGAAATCTTCATGAAAAATGCTAATTCCTTTAAGAATCAGTCAATAAAAAACAGACGATTCCCTGTAAAAATGAGAGACTTAACTCAACCTATTCAAAATATGGTTTACGAGTTACCTCAAAATCAAGTATCATGAGATATCTATAATCTCCTTGATATGACAAAGAATAAGGCAATGTCTGAATCATTTGTAACAGCGCAAGGACAAGGACTAGGACTTTCAGACAATAGTAATCCTTGAACAGCAACAGAGAGCAAGATCCAAAAGATGAATGCTAACATGATAACATCTTTACAAAATAGTATTCTTGCTTATGGAACAGAGGAATTTGCAGAACTTTATAGAGACTTTATTGTTTACTATTGGAAGGCAGGAGAAAAGAAAATCAGAGTAATCACTAAAGGACTAAGTGGAACATATAAGAAACTTACTAAAAAAGATATTTCTTGAAACTTTAATGCGGTATTATTTGATCCTGTACAGCGAGACATTGAGGCACAAGAGAAAAAACAAGCATTGTTGGAACAATATAACATGTTAGTAAATGATCCACAAACTCCACCATTCCTCCTCAATAATATCAGAAAACTTATAGGATATTATAACGGATTGGATGAGAACGAATTAGACGAAATCAATATCTTCGATGCTGAAGAATATCAATGTAGAATGGATATTGAACTTCTCAATAACAACGTGGATATTTACATCCCACCTCAATGTGATGTACAAAAGAGACTATGGTACTATAACAAGGCAGAAGAGACACCAGCTAAATTTAAAGCATTGCAAGCGTTGAAGTATATGATCCAACAAGGATTAGGACAGCAAGAAATGAATACAGCAATGCAACCTAAAGTAGATCAGAGCATTAAGAACATGAACAATGAGGCACAACCACTAAATGTGAATGGAATTGGTAATATTTAGTTTTTAATTTCTAATTATAACAATGGCATTTAAAAAGAAAAACATTGAAACGGATACAACGGAAGAAGTAAAACCAGTTGAAACCGTTAAAGAAGAAACACCTAAAGACGAGAAAAAAGTCATAGGAACTATTTGAGGGACAGCAGTAAAACAAGGGCAAGGATTTATCAAAACAAAGGTATATCGTGGGACTATCCCTATGTATATTCTACCAGATGAATTGAGACAGTATCTTCAAAACAAAGGATTCTGAACAAATGTATGGGAGAAATCAAAGGAATGGTTAGAAAAACATCATGCAGATATGGACAAAATCAATGAATTAAAAAAGTTTATTTCAGATAGATACCACTAATGAGTTGGCAAGTGATGGATGAGATCGAGTCAATGTATCATTACAAGGAGAAGGAAGAAGTAAATGATACGGAAATAAAAAGAGCTAAAGAGATCAGAAATACAAGATTATATTTCGATAATCTTATAAGGATCTACTGTAGAGAAAACAAAAAAGCAGTATTTGAGATCACAAAAGAAGAAGTCTCTGAAATTACAAAAAACTATACAGCACTTCAAAAAGAACTCTTCATCAAACAACTTATAAAGAATATAGAAACGAACTTTTGAAAACCTATTAAAGTCTTGCAAGAGACAAAAGATATCGCTTTATTTCATAAATAATATTACAAAATGATGAATTTTGAAAACCTTTGAGATATTTCTTTCTTCGAGAGAATGGAAAAGAGAGAAAGAAACATCGATAAAATGTCAGAAGAAGAAAAAAATCTTTTGAGAAATCCAGATGATGAAACGATCTTACAACTAAGATCATTGAGAGAAAACGAAACCTTTAATAAATTGATGGACATGGCAGAGATGCTTTTCGAAGATATGTCTATGAATGTGTTAAAATCTGTTATGGCTTACACTTCTAAAAAAGCAGATGGATATACAATCCTTGACCTTAATGGTGCATTCCTTTCTGGACTTAATGTTATGTTTAAGATGGTAAATCAATTCACTTCACAAGAGATCGAAGAAAAGAAAAAAGAAGTGAATGAGGCAGAAATGGAACAGATCGAAGGTAAAAAAGAAGACTAAACAAAAACATAAGATTGGTGGCTTTACCACTTCGACCAACGAGTGTTCATGTCGTTAAAAGGACTCCACTTTTCCTGTGTAGAATCAGGCTTTTATTCTATTTATTATCCAAACATGGACGAAACAACAATTGAAACTACTGAAACTTCTCTTGAAACTGAAGGAGGAGAAGAAGAAAAACCACTTTCAGACTTCGCTAAATTCAAGAACAAGATCAAGTCAAGGTATGAAGGAGAAATCTCATCATTAAAAGAGAGAATCAACGAGCTCGAGGGTAGAGAATACGACAACAATAAAAAGTATTTCTCAAATACTCTAAAGAATCTTGGATATGATTGAGACTTTGATGGATTCTTCAACCAACATGATGGAATGGATATTGATGATATGGTAGCTCTTTATAGAGGACTTAATATGTCAGACAATCCAAAAACATCACAGAAAATTGAAGATGACTTCGATGCTCCTATTTCAAAAAGTGTTTTATGAAAAAATCCTACTACTAACAAGAATGACGCAGTCATTGTATCGTATGAAGATTTTGAAAAAGCACCTCTTGATAAAAAGAAAGAGTTTTTAAAATCTCACCCTGAATTGTTTAGTTAGTAGGTAAACTTTTATTTACCAATCTATCAAACAATGATTAAAACAAGTAATCACTTATCAGGTTCTATTCCTTTCTTGGAATCTCTTTTAAGAAGTTCTTTCCTTGAAAATGGAGAACCATCAACAATCTTTATGAAACTTTGAGAAGCTCCTATTTCTCAAAAAGGTTATGAGTCAGTAAGACGACCAAGACTTAACCCTATGAAAACAACTTTATCTCAAGCAACTCTTACAGAAGGAGTAGTTCCTGATGGACACGATAACACTGTATCAGTTGTAGAGGCAACTCCTGTATTACTCGGAGACTATACAAAAATCTCTGATCTCATGAGTATGGAAACATTAGTTGATATTATCTCTGCACAAGGTAAAGAACTTTACAACAACGCAAAAAGAATCATCGACGAACACATCCAAGACACTCTTGAATCAGATACTAATGTACCTGTAATGTATGCAGGAACTGCAACTGCTAGAGATGAATTGACTTCAAGTGATGTTATGACACTTGATCTCGTAACAAAAGGAGTAACTTTCTTGACTGTACAAGGAGTAACTAATGAAAAGTTTAAAGTAATCATGCACCCTTCTGTATTTAGAGATTTCTGTAAATCTGGAAGTACTAATGAGTGGCTTAATAGAGTTATTTACGATAACTATCAAGGAATCAAAGAAGGATATGTAATGTCAATTGAAAACTTTGAAATCTATCTATCTTCTAACGTTAAAACTGTAGAAGTTACACCTTCTGGAGGTACTGCTTTCAAGATGTATCCAACTTATGTTTTAAGAAGAGGAGCTTATGGAACTTCAAGTCTTTCTTCATTACAGACTTACTTCAAACCATACGGAAGTGCAGGAACTGCTGATCCATTGAATCAAATTGCAACAATCGGATGGAAAGCATATTTCGGATGTGCATTATTAAATCCTTTCTTCCTCGTAAGATTGGAAACAAGAAGTACAACTGACTTCGCATGGCAAGAAACTTTAGACTAGTTTAAAGTTTTATAGGAGGGGAAGGGGAACTTTCCTCTCTCATTAAAATTTTACATTCATAAAGATTAAAAATGAGAGTTAGAGATAGATTAGAAAAATGGAGAAAAGGAGAATTAAGAGGAGCAAGTCAAACCAATGATGATGTTCTTCTTATTCGATACAATGAGGGATTGCACGAATTCCAAAAAGCATTATTGGAATATGTAGCAAACAAACTTCATATTACAACAATTTATACCAACTTAAGAGAATGAGTTGATACTTATAGTCTTCCTTTCGGAGAAAATAATATCAATGATTTTTATAGTATCACGCAATTAAGAGTAGCATATAAAGAAAATAGATACAGAGTAGCAATTCAAATTGAGAACTGTGATTATAACATCAGACCAAATGGAAGACAAAAGGGGCAACCTTATATCAAAAGGAGAATTACTTGTTTTACTCCTAAATACTCTTTCGTAGGACACGACCAAATAAGGATATTCCCAACACCAAAAGAAGATATAACCAACGGATTATGTCTGACTTTTAACTATTTTTTAAATGATGTAGAACTTACAACGGATGAGGAAGATCTAAAACTCCCACGATATTTCCTTGATGTGATTGATAAGTACTTGTCTTATAAACTCATAAAGGCAGAGAATATCGAACTTGCAGGACAGTATTATTCAGAATTTAAAGAGACACTTCATAACAATATCTATTGACTTTATAGAGATCAAAGACCTATTGAAGAAGAAAGAGCTGATTTATCTTATTTCTATTGCTGATAATGACTGAAAGATATACTAAAGATATTATTTCAAACGTTTCTCGAAGAGATGGACTTTCACAAGATCCTTATTTCTGACTAGAGAATAGTTTTCAATATTCAGAGAATCTCAATGTGGATGATGAACGACATGGAATAAAACTCTCTCAAAAGGTACTAACCGCAAGTAATGTCTGTAAAGATTGTCAATTGATAAGTGCAGGAGATCATATTTTCGCTATCCCTATGAAGTGATGATGAACTGTAAAATTTTTCAATAAGGATAACTGGGATAGTCCCTCAAGTACAAGTTGGACTATCCCTAATTATTCTTCTGTAAAAGCGGTAAGAAGTACTATCTTTCAAGACTATTTACGATGCTGATTAAACTTCACTACTACTGAATGAATGATTTGATGATTTTGGAGAGGAAGAGTTACAGGGGCTTGATGAAGAGATATTTATGCTCCGCAAGATCATATCGAACATACAGATGAAAGTATTTCAACGTATGATGAACACTACTGACCTTCTCACACTATGCCTTGAAACATTACAAGTATTTTGAATTATAACAATACAAGACTTGTAGTAGGTGCATGAAGGGAGCTCCGAGTATACTATCCTGAACTTGATATGACTTGAACGGTACAAGATGGACATACAGTAGCATTATGAGAGACTTGATGGAAGAAAGTACAAAGTTTTGAGACTTGAAGTAATATTATCGCTCTAACTTGTGATTTCCAATTCTTAAAAGTACGAGTACAGGATGAGGGACGAAACACGAAGATGTTCTACTATCAAGGGAACAACGATTTGAGAAATACTTTTGTTTATAACCTTGTAGATCTTACGAATACAAAAGTATTAAACGTTTATCCTATCAACTGAATTGATTATTTTACCGCAAGTTTAGATGGTACGGATGGATATGTAACCTTTAATAAAGTAGTAGGTACAACGATTGTACAATTATTCAGACAGAGAGCAGGGTTATCTCCATATGATCCAGCAACCAAAGGATGATATTTTGTCTGACCTACGGCTTTAGATAGTTCTTACTTGGATTGAGCATTTTATGTAGCAGATTATTATGGAGTTTTCAAGTTCTTATTCGATCCACAAGGAATTGATAAAGGATACTTGAAGTGGAAATTCAGAAGTAGCAATGTCCCAAACACCCAACCAACAGGACTTGCAATCTGTCAGAACTTCTTATATGTTTCTGATCGAGAAGGACTAAAGAAAATGAGGCTCTATGATACGTGAGTTGATGGATACCAAGAAAGAGGGATCTTGATTTCAAGAGAACTTGAGGGGAATACGTGATGATGTTTCGCTAAAATGCTTGATGAAATAAGATGTCATTTTGAATTTAACAACTTAACAAACAGTAATCCTTGAAGTATAGAAGTCTATGTTTCTCCGAATAATACACGAGAACTTTATGATCCTGAAGTAGATGATAGTGGATGGTATAAAGTAATGGAGATCGATAGCGAAAGCAGACATACAAGATTTGAACAAGTAAACGCTTTAAATTGCTTTAATGATTGAAAACCTGCATTTGAATTTGACCGAGAAACTATCACTTACTGTGTTATTATCAAAAGATGAACAAGCAGTGCTGAATGGACTCCAACCGTTAGAGAAATGAGACTTGTCTATCATACAAAATGAAAAACCAACAACATTTATGATATTAACTAATAAAGAATGCAGTACGATATACCAAGTGATGATAAACTCCATCCAGATATTCATTATAACTATGATATCATAACTAAACAACGACCCATAGAAAATATGGATACTCCAAGAGAAATCACATGACAATTTATCTCATTGAGGGATACTTTCATTGATAGCGATAAGAAATACCCTTGAAAAAGATGAGCAACGTTGATTGTGGGAGATGCTGAGAGGAGTATAGAAATCAAATATAAAAACAGATTCAAAGTTTGATTTGAACCAGATTATACCACATTAAATGTTGATAATGAATGACCTTATGTAGAATATGATTCAACCTATGGAACACTGTGAGCAATCATCAAAGAAGATGGGAGATATAGAGTTATGCACAAAATGCAAGTACTCCCTAATCCAAACACCGAGCAGATTATCGCATATTGTGATTACTATGCCATCCAACCTGATTGAACGTATCCTTCAGAATGATTAAAGATAGCGGTGTTTGATCTCAAAGGTAAATTTTCAAAGACTTTTACATGAAGTATTAGTTGAACGTGTCATTGAGAGGGATGATGAAGTGTTACGTGAAGTTGCTCCGTCAATGTAAATTTTAAGATATGAGATATTATCCAAAAGATCACTGCATTTTGAATGATAGAAAGAGATATGAAAAGATGAGATAAACTCAATTTTAAAGCAGTAGATGAAAATGATACTAATTTAGTACTTCAAGCAAATTCAAACTTTTATTCAGTAGAATATTTAGATCTTAACAAAACAGAAAATGGCAGTAGTTAAATTCCAATCATCAGAACAAACGAATTTTCAAAACCAATTACAAAATTCTAATTGATGACAAATCTCTAATCCGCAGATTGCAAAAGTAAACAATCTTACTCCTGTACAACAAAAACAACCTTTAAACAGTACTTTTAAAACAGATACTACGATATGAGGGAATAATTTTTATATTCCTAACGGATGACAAGGACAACAAAACGCATTGGTAAATACTTGAGCGGTGGCATGAATAAAAGAGAATAATCTTTGATCTTTAAATATTCAATGACAACAAGAACAACCTCAAAAAAAGATCACTTGAAAAGCGTTAGATATAGCGAAAAAACACAATCAAAATTATTGTCCAGTACCTAATTTAGATACTCCTACCACTGAAACAACAGCTCCTACACCTACTCCAACCCCTACCACAAAGACATCTACTCCCCTATCACAACCTACTCCACAACCTCAAGTAGAACAACCACAAGAACAAGAACCAGTGGATGAATTCGCACCTGACTTTTATAAACAAGAACAACCACAAGAAGAACAAGTACAAGAAGAACAGAGAGATAACCCTGAAATGAACTTATGAGAAAATAAAGAAGGACTTATCTATGGAAGAGCAAGTGGAGAGGCACAGCAAACAATCCATACCAATGCGAATGAATACAATCCTGAAATTGCAATCAATCAAGAAAGACAAGTGAGTTATCAAAACTTACAAGGGATGAGTTCTTACAATATCGCCGTATCAATGGCAAATGGATATACTCCTTTTGGAGACCAATCAATGAGAGACCTTCAACAATATGATCCTCAGAAATACCAAGAAATTCAAGACGAATTGAAAAAGATTCAAGTAGGAGAACAGATCAACCAGATCTCTACAGGTGGTAAAATAGACATTACTTGACAAACTAAAGCAGAAACGGATACTATCAACAATAGTATTGATGATTGGGCTAAAAAGAATTCAGATAGTCAGAGTTATGATAGCACTTTAAACAGTCTTACAAGTAAACTTGCAAGTAGTCAAACAGCACAGAGCGTAACTCAAGAAATGATGAATATCAATAAAGATATCGCAGAGATCCAAGAAAGGATGAATAATCTTCCTAAAGAGGCACAAAAGGCTTTTAAAGGAGATGTCCCACAGTATCTTGTAGATGCTTATATTTCAAATAAGGCACAAGAATTACAATCAAAACTCAATACGTTACAAAGTAGATATACAGGACTTTCTGATATGTATAAGGCTGAACTTTCTCAAAAACAATTTGAGGCTGAAATGGAATTGAAAAGGCAACAAATGGATATGAACGAGAGAGAGTTCCAATGGAACAAATATCTTCAACAGCAAAAATTCCTTGCAGATCAAGACCAGCAATTACGAGAAAGAGATTATAATACTAAAAAACTTAATTACAGCAATATCCAAAATATAGGTTGAGAGGCTTACGTTAGAGACGCAAATGGACAACGGTCAAAACTTTCAGATGATGTTGCTTACCAATCTTATCAAACAAAAGTTAATAATACATTACAAAATTATATGAATCTTTATCCAGATGGTACAAAATACGGACAATGTGAAAAATTTACTAATGATATTGTACAAGCTATTACATGATTAAGAATGAAAACAAAAACTAAATTTTGAGGTACTACAGCACAAGAAAAAGCAAATTATGTAAATGATCGAGAGCCAAGAGTATGAAGTGTTGCAGTTTTTGATTACGGTATTGTACAAGATGATTGAGTAAATTATGGACATACAGCAATTGTTACATGATATGATCCTAATACTTGAATTGTATCTCTTACAGATGCTAATTATAATTCAGATTGAGTGGTACATACGAGACAGATCCCACTATCACAGCTTAATAATGCAAGTTTCAAATGATTTTGGAATCCTTACCTTGATAAACAAAGCGAATCAATCAGACAGCAACAACCATCATGAAGTTATACTTATGCACAAACTCCAATGACAGAAGCTTTCCAAGTAGCACAAGAAGAATCAAAAGACGCAGACACAAGAAAAGCAGTAGGAAATGCTTTTGAATGATACAAAAAGCTTAATGATCTTGTAAATAAATGAGCAATAGATGTTATTTGTAATAGTTCTGATTTCGATACTCTTATCCAAAGAGTAAATGATAATAAATTTCTTGATGGACAAGGAAATATTGATTGGAGTGCTATGGGAGAATATGCAAGGAATAGTCTCAAAAACGAGGATCTAAGTCTATGAATCGATGCACTAAGAAGAATGATTGAAATAAAATTGAGACGTGAAAGTTGAGCCGCTATATCAATGACAGAATGGAAAGATCAATTTAGTAGATATCTCCCACAATTATGACAAAGTCCAGAAGAAAAGAGAAGAAGATTGATTGAACTTGAAAGAGATGGAGTTGTGTCTTTACTCCCTATTAAATATCAAACAAATTATATTCCACTTATATCAGAAGTAAGCACTTTACCAAATGAAATATGGGATGATTAAAAGTAAATCTTTCCATTGAAAAAATCAAAATAAACAATAAAAACAAAAAAAAGAAGTCGCACTATTTTTGTGACCTCTTTTTATTTTTAAAATCAAAAAATGAAAATATCTTCCATCTATCTTGATTTACAGAAAGCAGATAAAAAGAAAAAAAATGGTAAAGATGTCCGAGTCCTTGAATCAGAAGCTTTTAAAGATCCTTTAAATCTTCAAGTTGTTTTTGATGAAGATGAAAAAAAGTATTTTGATAAGAAGATTGAGGAACAGAATAAAATTCTGACTGAAATGAAGTGAGTCCTTGATGATATGAGAAAAGAGAGAGAAATCTTTGAACAGTATAAAATCAGAGTCGAACAAGAAAGCAACGAGAAAGATAAACTCATAGCAGAACTTGAAAAACAAATCATTATAGCAGATAGTGAAAACAGTGAGCTTTTCGCTGATATCGAAAACCTAAAAAAGAGAATAGATTGAATCGATCTTGATAATGAAAATATGGTAGTCAAAACAGAGAAAATCAAAGAAAAACTTGAAAGGGAGACTTACTTATTTAAAGGATCAGATTTCTTTTCTTCTTCTTGAATCTCTTACTTGTGAAGATACGAAATTATGGCATGAAAATATATAGAAGTCATAAAAACAAAGATAAAAGAGAAGAACGAATATTGTACCAATGAAGATTCTATCACTTTCAATATCGTATCTCTCCCAAACGTTTATCTCCCACAGTATGAACTAGGATGAACAACAAAACTTGATACTCCAACAGCAACCATAGACTATGACATCGTTTTAATCCCTATCCAATAAGATGTTCGTCTATGTTCTGAACAATAAAATCGTTCTGAAAAGCAAGGAAAGAATCGTTGAGATGTTACCACAGTACAAGGAGTATCAAGTAAACTATACGGAAACAGATAGACTCATCTTTGAAGACAATCAAATCAAATTGTATGAGAATAGTAAACAATATTTAGAAGATATTAATTACTACCATCTCCAAACCGAGAACGAGAAATTAAAAAAGGAGAATAAGCAACTCGAATTCATCGCACACGAGAAAATACAAGAGGATCGTGAGATGTTTACAACAGATAAGCCTAACGATTATCAAAAAAAGATTTATTTATTAAAGAAAATAAAATGCTCAAGACAATTATCATGACAGGGAGTCGAATAGAACTCCCAATAAATGCAGGAATCGAGAAAGAAAAGATTTCTGATAGAATTACAGAGAAAAACAGAGTCAATGATGGATATGGTGCAATGTATGACTCCATAGCTATCACTGCAGACTATGAAAACTCCTCAGCCGTTTTAATTTCTGATTATACCGAATGAAAACAAGAAGTAACCTCAACATCAGCAGATTACATAGAACTGAATCCAGGGGGACAGTTAGTAATCCCACGGAACAGAGAAATCCAAGCCCTAAACAGACCTATGGTTTGCTGAACAAATGGAGATGTGCTAAAGATAGTAGCAAGATAACAACTCATTTAACTCATAAAAATATAAGATGACAGTAAGACTTACAGATCCTTTAAATACCTGATTCACAGGAGGGACAGGAATAGAAATCACAGCAGATAAAATCATTAACCTCCTTATAAGAGATAGTAACAACTTAATCAAAGTTAATGGAGATAACGAAATATACACGGATCTCCAAATGGCAAACAATCCAAGTGTATCGACTACTTTTGATGTAGGAATCACAACAGGATATGTGAACTCATCACAAGGACGACCTGCATCATGACAACTCGTAGTAGCGAAGACATCAGACTGAAAGCAACTCGGATTATTAAATGGGAATGATGGAAGACTCCGATATGGAAACGACTTCCAAGATCCTGATAACCGAAAATATACTTTGCTTTCATCAGACCTTGATGACTTAAAAGCTGAGCTCAAACAATGGATTCTTGATTTATTGGAAGAATATACAATCTTCGTAAGAGTATCAACAGCAAGAGGAGTAGAAAACAATACCTATATGCTCAAAAGTGTAACGACTTCTTCAGATGCAAGTAGTGCTCAAATCAACATGATCAGAAGAGATGTAGCAGGAATTGTTTCAAGCGATGTGCTAAGCAATGTACAAATGCCTGTAGCAAGTGAAACAACAGCAGGAGTGATGACAGCGAGTGTTTATAATCAAGTACAAAGCAACTCAGACAGAATCCTCAACCTTGAGGGATTAGGAGAATATCTCGGGCTCTTTGAAACCTTGAATGATAGACCAACCAATGTGTCAGAATTTACTGATGTCGTACCAACTAGAAACGATTTCATCAAGATCGCAACAGACTCATCAAAAGGAGGAGTACTCTCACAGTATAGAATCGTAAGAATCGCACAAAATGGAGATATTACCTGGGACAATGGAATGGTATATTCAAGTACAGAGAATTATAGAGTCTATGCGACGATCCACGAAAGAGATGTGGATGTGAATCTTTATGATGGACTTCTATGATATGTACAAGCAAATAAAACAACTTACTACTACGATGAAGATACAACATCATGGAAAGAACAAAATCCTGACAGAGTAGAACAAAAACTCTATCTCCTCGAAACAGAAGTACAAGGAGAAACAGTTTACTCATTATCTACAAGTCAAAGTACAGCAGATAACATTCAATTCACAGCGGTTACAAATTACTTAAACAATGATAATATCGTAATAGTAGCAGTTACAGAGGGAACAGCAGAAAGTATCCTTGATTTAGTACTCGTAGCACCTGATCAATATGTGTGGGAGGGATCAAGTTATGCAACGGTAGAAGACCAAAGGAAAGTCAGAGTAAAAATGGATGTACTCAATACGGTAACAAAAGCAATCATCGAAGAAGATGCATACATCACATGGGATGATGTAGATACAGCGATGTCAGATGTATCAACTAATCCTGTACAGAATAACACGATTAAAGATTATATCGATAAAAGAACAACCATCGGAAATGACAGCACAAACCTCTTAAAAAGAGTAGACAATCAAGACTATGCTAACATTGAATCTGATGCAACGATCACGATAGAAAACAAAACGGACAAAACCGTACCTTACAAGAAAATCGGAGTAGCAGTATCAGAAGTAACAGGAAACTGTATCGAAGTAAAATCGGATGGAATTTATACTCAAGGGACAAAAGACTATGATGAATTAATCAACACTCCACTCTATCTCACAGATAAAGGAGAAGTAACTCAAGCCGTGAATGTAAATTCAGATTATCAAGATTTTTTTGATAGTCTATGACAAATTATCCAAGTAGCAACACTCCCAACAGCAAGTGCAACAGAAGAGGGAAATATTTATCAATACATCGGAGCAACAACAAGTGTAGCACCAATTTATACTAACGGATACTTTTATAAATGCGTAGCAGGACAAACAGCAGGAACATATGAATGGCAGAATATCGATGTACAGACAGCAAAAACAACTCTCGTAGATCTTGAAGATACAAACATCACTAATCCTCAAGACTGAGATGTCATCAAATACGATGCAACAACTCAAAAATATGTGAATGCTCCTGAGACATGAGGAATCCAATACGCACCAAACTCTCCTTATAAACCAAAATACGAATGGGTGGGGACAGAAGAACAGTATAAAGCACTAACTCAATACTACACAGAGGAGGAGAATGATACCAAATATTTTACTATCTAATGGAAAGAAGATGGCAATTTATGTTTATAATGAAATAGAGCCACCATTTGAACGAGAACATGAGTATACTTATACTTGAAGCGACCAAGTCCTCACTATCCCTAGAAACTGAAAGTACTTCCTAGAAACTAAATGAGCAGGAAGTAATAGTGGAGCAGGAGGATTTGCTAGTGCATACTTCAATCTAAGAGAATGAGATAAACTCGCAGTAATGGTAGGACAGAAAGGATGAAGTAACTCTACAACTTACGGTTTCGGAGGGAAATCAAACTATTCTTCTTGAGGATGAGGAGCAGGACTCACAGGATTCTTCACAGGAGAAACTACTATTACAGCAACAGATAGTGCAAGAGCCTTAATCATCGGATGAGGAGCAGGAGGGACTATCAAAGCAGGAGATGGTTGAGCAGGTTGAGGGACAACAGGAGCTAATGGTTATGGTAGCAGTTGCGGTACAGCAGGATGAGGAGGAACTCAGACAGGAAGATGAAGTGGAGGAAATACAGGAGCAAATCAATTCAATGGATGAGATGGAAGTGGAACATACGGAGCAGGATGAGGATGATGATGGCGATGAGGGAATGGAAGTGCATGAGATAGTAGTGGCGCAGATGATAGAGGAGCAGGAGGAGGAAGTGGATACATCTCTTCTGAATGAATGGATGGAACAAATACTCAATGAGGATGAAGTGCAAAGAGTACAGATGGGCGAGCAAAGATAACCTTTATTGAGGATTGGACACCTCCTATCGAGCCATAAAAAATATTTTATCTTTCAATAATAAATCAATGACTTTCAAAACAGAACAATTCTTCAAAAACACGGAACTTGATGTAAAGAGTACCGTGCAAATGCTGATGCAGTATCCAAACAACACAGAAGAAATCGTGAGATTCATCGCTTGTAAAATCAAACACTTCGCTGAATTTGAAGTAAAAATGGAGATGCTGAAGAAAGAGTACGACCAAAATGTGATGGAACTCTACGCACACTACATGAAAGAGTGAGAAGTTTTAGATGATAAGAAAGAATAAAATGACAAGTTATGAACATAAAGTAAAGAATATTTATCTGGGAGAACCGTGATGGAGTCCTGGAGAGAATACAATCGCGTATTATAAGTTTGATTGAAATCTGAATGATAGTAGTGGGAATAATAGGAATCTGACTGCGAGCGGCACACCTACTTATTGAACAAATTATATAACATTAGATAGTTCTAAATATTTATCGTGTGTGAATTTTGATAATTTAACTCATGATCGGACATTAAATCTGTATGCGAGAATAAATGGGTTTTATAGTTGAAATGCTTGTCATATTTTATCTATTTGATGATGAGCAAGTAATAATAGAACAATTTTTTTATGAGTATACTCATGAAATGATCATGCTCAAAGTGAGTCAGGAAGACAGATACAATTCGCCTGGTGGAATAATGATAAACACTCAACAGATACAATAACACTGGGACAATGGGAAAACATAGTATACACATATAGTTATAGTGATAGAAAAGCTAAAGCATACATAAACTGAAATCGTGTAATAGATAGTACATTCGATGCTCAATATTCACTACCAAGTAATACTTTGTATATTTGAGCAAACTCTACAGATCTATCAAACACTTGATACAAAATAAATTGAGATTTATCAGAATATATCTTTGAATCAAGAGCCCGAACAGCACAAGAAATAACTGACTACTACAACCAAACAAAAAGCAATTATTGATTATAGAACGATGGGGACAAGACAAGTGATAACCCATGTAACTAACAAAGAATAATAAGAGGCTTGTCTTAAATTATCACTCCTCTTATTTTCTCATTTTACTTCAAAAGAAAGAAGAATGAAAATAAAAAAAGTTTACTTAGGAAGAAGACAAATACGACCAACTAATAAGCGAGAGCCGTGAACAGATACATACTGTTACTGTCCATTGCAAACAGATTACTTAGATTATAGCTGAAACAATGTAGCAGTGACGTCTGATTTAACAAGCTTTCAGACAAGTAATATGTTCCCATGATGAGAATGAAAATATGTATGTATACCACAAAATGATGTTGTGGTAGCGAGAAAAGACTGGACAATACTTTTCCGAGTATGTCCAACAAAAAAGAATAATAGTAAAGTGTCAACAATAGCAGAAGCGTGCAACTGGAATTCGCACAATTTTAATAGATGATTATTAATTGAAACAAAAGACACAAATCCAATTGAGCGAAATACATTTGGTACTATTTGATGAACGTGGTGACAGTGGAATCTAATAACTTGTAGACATCTTGCTAACTGATATTTAGAGTTGTGAATAAATTGAACACAGCCAACCGTTTCTAATAAGAAATATGGTGTTGACAGTGAAATACAAACTCTAAATTTACCTGTATATTTTTGAAGACATGTTGTATACACTTCTTGATACCAATATTGATTGTTATGAAAAATGAGCGATATAATCATTGAAAAAAAATATCGGAGCAATGATGAAATCTCAAACTACTACAACCAAACAAAATCAAAATACGGATTATAATCAGACTTTTATCTCTTTTCTACAAAAATGAACAATATCCTATCAATGTTTATGAGTGGGATGATACAGAATAAACTGCAACAGATGTGAATCCCTACTCAATGAGTCAACTTCAACGATATGAATAGTCTCAATGATTTCGCACAAAAGATCCTACCTTGAATCTTAAAGAACAATCCACAAGCAAAAGAGATGATAAAAAACAGCATGGGGAACTTTGACCCAAAGCAAAAGGAGGAGATTGTGAAAATCATTGATAACCTTTAATCTCTAAACAAAAAGTATGGCTTTATCTAATGAAACCCTTGAAATAATGTTAAACGACTTGAAGAAAAATCAGCAGGAACTGAAAGAAGATTATACAAAGAAATTTGAAGATTTATGAAATAAGATTGATAGATTATCCGAAAAAATCGATAGTCTACCGAATAATTATGTAACAAGGGGAGAATTCGACTATTGTAAGGACAAAGTGAAAACAATGGAAGAAAGATGGAACAAGATAGTATGGATACTTATCACGGCAATTATTGGTGCAGTTCTGAGTTTAGTTTTAATACCAAAATAAATCTTTTATTCATAACCAATTATAAAAATGTTATTAGAAGTATTAATCGGAATCGCAATGAGCGTTATCACGCAAGTAGCGAAAAAAACAAAGATCGATGGGAAGTACATCATCGCTATACTTTCCATAATTCTCGGAGGAATCTACTTCTTCGTGAAAAAGAATCATCCTGAAATCGTAGAGGAAGTGATGACCTTCACAATTGGAATCTATGGAATAAGCCAAGTCGTTTACAATTACATCATCAAACGATTTGAAAAGGATAAAAAGGAGGAAACGAAATAATCCTCCTTCTTAATCAGAATTTTATTTTTTTAAAAACACGATGACAGAAAACAACGGATGCTTAGGAGATGGATATACAAGAACAGACTATCTCCTCTCTGCAGAAGAAATCAACGCACTCCCTGAACTCGAACAGCAGGATGATATCATCTTTGAATACAATCAAGGGGACTCAAATGACTGTACTATTTACTCTGCTCTCGGAGCATTATCAGACCTTTATAACCGTGAAGTTACAAAGGAACAGATAGAAGAATGCAACGAGGAAAGTTATAAAAGAGGAAGAATAAAATGAGCGTGATGGTACACAAAAATGGCAGTGGAAACATGCTGTGACAAGTGGATGATACGATACCCAACGGACAAAGTGTTTTTTTATGCTTTGAGAAACCGAAACAACGAAGAAAACTTCAAGAAAATCCTTGAGAAATGATACAGCATCTGTACCTCTTTCAATGGGAACAGATCCTATCAAAAAGACCGTGAGGATAACGGACAGATTGATAAAGCAGATCACGGAGAGAGTACCTACGGTCACGCAGTAAATCTCAGAAAATACGGTAAATGGGACAGAGCAGTAAAAGACTCCTACAAGGGAAGAAAAACGAACATTTACGGATTGATCCCAACGATCGATGAACTGAACAATGCAGGAACACGGCAAAACTGGTCGTATGTAATCCTTAAAGATACATCAGCAGAGGAAAAAATCAGAGAGGACATCAAAAGGCTCAACAGGATGAAAACACGCCTCACTGGGATGATCGAAGACAACTCAGCGATGTGGGAAGACACACATGATGAAGAATACAGAAAAGAACTTCATATCATCAATGAGATGAACAGGAAGAAGAAAAAGGACTGCAATAGAGAACTTGCTAAGTATATGTAAAAATTATTTTGTTTGTTTATAAATAAGATAGATTATTACAACTATCAAAATAGCGATTGCTATCCAAAAATGATTTAGCAATAATCGAACTATAGGTCATATTATAAGGATTGACAATAAAAGATAGATAAGATTTCATAACAGTTCTTGTCTGTCTTTTTTATCTTCATTTTCTCTTCGTTTTTTAAAATGTTCTTGAAATCCATCTTCTTTTTTTGTTGTTGCGTTTTCTTTCTGCGGTTTCATGATATGAAATTAAAACATAAATTTATAGTTAAATAACAAAATATCAACTTTTTTCAATTGAATTTTTAAAAATAAACAATAAAAAAGAAAAAAAAGAAGTCGCACTCCCCTACGATTTCTTTATTTTTTTAAAAAAGTAAAATGGCAGTAGACATTTTCAATATTCTTCATAAGGATAATCAACAAGTTTCTAATAGTGGAACTGACATCTTTAATAATAATTCAACTACTCTTTCTCCAAGTGATGTTGATAATAATCAATCATGATTTGCTGATCTTAATAGAAATATGTTGAATAGACAAGTAGAAATCTGACTTTGAACAAGGCTTGAACATCGTATCGATGACGGAGCAAAAATGGATTATATGAAAAGTCTATCAAACGAAGATAAACAACTTATGTATCATTTTAGAGATGAGGGATATGGATTCAGAGCAAGTAAGGCACTTTTAGAGAATAAAGATAAACTCGCTGATCCTATGCAGTATTGAACAGCAAAATATAAAGACTATGAGAGAAACAACCAATTCTATACTCAAGGATGATATGATAGAAGAAGACTTGAAGATAGTGTAAATAAAAATCTTACACGATTTGGAGACAATGCGGATCAATACCAAGATTGGATAGAACAAAATAGGGATAATTGGAATATCTTCCAAAGAGCAGGAGCAAATGTTGTAGGAGGTATTGCAAGTGGAGTCGGTAATCTTATGGAAGGTATCGCATGAGTAGGAGATAAAATCGGAGCATGACTTGATGCTTTATGGGACAATCTCTTTTTATGAATGGACACAGACGCAAGTTTTTATAGACATACTGATCGTAGAGTCGATGAAGATATTATCAGAGCGGTAGAATGAACGGCACAGGCTTGATTTGAGGCATTATGAGTAGCAACCGCACCAGTTACAATGGCATGATTTGAACTCTTTAATGAAACAGGAGTATGAGAGCGAACTAACGAAAAGATCTGACAGTGAATCAATTATATTGTAACAAACACACCTTGATTGAAAACTTACTATAGGAGTCTTGATGATGAGGGAAGAGAAGAACTTGAAAATGCTATCGCTATGGGATGAACTATGGCAGTAATGAAAGGAATGCACAAAGGAGGTAAACGATTGAAAGAAAACACAAAGGCTTGAAGATGGGTAGCAGAACAAGAACAGTATTTCAATAAAATGAAAGAAGTAGCAAAAGAGTCTTTTAAATATGCTAAAGAATGAGCAAAAGAGCAAATAAAACAAGAAGTAGAAAATAGAAAATGAGCAACAGATCTTTATGATGAGACTTGAAAAAAGATCTGAAAGGCTTGAGAATATGGAGAAACAAAAGGAGCAGTTGGAAGAGTGGTAGATAGAGCTATCACAGATTTTAAAGACTTTTGGAGATTTGGGAAAGATTTTGTGGATACTTTCGAGCCAAACAATCATAATTTAAGAACGGTAGGATATGGGGCTTATGAACAACAAACACAACCACAAAACCAAGTACAAGGGGTAAATACTGAAATCCCATGAGAACAAGAGCAGAAGTCAGAATCTTCTTCTTTTAAAGATCAAATAAAAGATAAGGTAAAAGATAAAGCAGAATATGTGTGAGATGTTGTTGAATGAGTGTTTACAGGACTTTCTCCAGAAGAAAAAATGAGAGTAAAGTACTCCCCATTCGTCAAAGAGAAATTTGAAAAACTTATGAATATGGTAGAAAAGGACGGAGCCCCTATGGAAGACAAAATCTTATTGTGATGACTCTATGAAGAACTATGAGACAAGATTATTGATGTTTTCAATAAAGTAGAATCTCAATTAGACGACAGTATCCCAGCATATCAACAATTAAGAAAAGATCCAAGAACGTATGATTTTTCTTCAGCACCAAAGATTGTTGAGGATGTTTTGAGTAAATGGAATATCACGGTAAACGATGAGGGAAGACTTATCTTTACTGAGAGTCCTTTCGCAGATACAGGAGAAATGACAATCATTCAAAGGGCTTACGATATTGTTAAAAGACTTTCTTTTGAAGAACAAAATGCTAATGATTTCTTGAATAAAAAATCACAATTAAAAACATTCTTGAATAAATATCAAAACCAACAAGACAAAACAGTCTTTAAACTCCTTTCACAGATCAATCATGCAATATTCGTAGAAGAAGGACATAAACTTATCCCTCATCTTGCAGAGATTGACGCTATCAGAAGTAAAAATCTTAATAATATCAATGAACTCAAAAAAGGACGAGTTTATAAACAAGGAGATGAAAAGGGACAATTGAGAAACAATTTCTATTCTATCGTAAAGAATCTTACAGGAGAAAACAGAAAAAAGATGTTACAAAGGATGGAAGAGTTTTATCCTTGAATTGCTGAAGAGATCGAGGCAATCGAACTTGCATGAAAACTTTTGAAAAGATATAAACAAGCACCAGAAATGGCAAAAAATGTTTGATTTGGTGGTGTCACATGATGATATGCTTGAGCATGAGGAGGAATTGTTGGAGTTATGATCGGAGCGATCATAGGAGCAGTTGCTGAAAATATGGTCGTAAAACCTATCACAAGAAAAGTCAGAAGAATGATGATCGATAGACTTATGCAAAAACTTTCTCCAAGAGCTGAACAAAGATTACAAGAGATAGCAGAGAAACAGAGATATGCAAGTGAACTCTCAAAAGCAGACAGAGAACAACTTGAAAGAATCACACAACTTATCAAAGATGAGATGGAGTGATGAATGCTTGATCCTGAAAAGATCCAAAAAGAAGAAACGAAGAAAGTAGAAAATGAACAAAAAGAAAAGAGAAAAGAGGCAGTCAAGAAGAAAAAAGAAAATCCAGAAGAATATGAAAGAGAAAAGGAAGAGAAAAAACAAAAGAGGATCGCAAAAAGAAAAGAGAAAAAAGAAAATAAAGAACAAGTACAAGAACAACCAAAAGCACTTGAATATTTTTCAGATGTAGAAACTCCTAAGACTTCTGTTCTTTCTTTAGTAGAGCCAAAAGCACTTGAAAACAAATCTCCTAAAGCATTAGTATTTAAAGGACAGATAGGAGATCCTAAAAAGATGGTATTCGTAAAAGAAGATGGAGAAATCAAAGTAAAAAACATTGACGAAATCACAAAAGAAAAAGAAGTACAAGCAGAGACGAATAAATGAAATATCATATCCGCAGAAGAACGGGTAAAACAGTTACCAAACATAAAAACAGATTGAATCAATATGGATAATGTTTCAGTCAAAAAGTTGTCATGAATACTCAATACTTCGAGAGATTATACCCTTTCAAAAGACAAGAAAGGAGAAACTATTGTATCTTATAATGGTACTAAAACAAAAGAAAAAGTAAATGGAGACGAAGCAAAAATCCTTGAAAGAGTAAAAGAACAAAAGCCTGAAAGTACTCCAAAACCAAGAGCAGAACAAACATTGACGAGATTCAAGGATCTTACGGTTGAGGAATATAAGGAGATGACAGATATGATCTGATTTGAAGATATTTTAAAAGCAAAGGGGAAAGATGCTTGAGAAGTAGGAGGGGTAATTCTTAATATTGAATATGCACTTCAACAAGCGGATGGATTTGAAAATTTTGAAGGTAATATAAGAGAAAAATTTAAAGAAAGAGTAACTATTGGAGAATTAGAAAGTTTTATAGAAGAACAAAATCTTTATAAAAAAATTATAGAATGAAAAAGTCTCACAAGAGAAGAGAAACTTAGATTGTGAGTAGATGATATGTCAGATGCAGAAATAAAAGAAAATGCGGATGCTCTCTTTAGTGATAATGTACTATTAGAACGAGTAAATGATACGTTCTGAACAGATATAAAGATGGGAGATATTAAAACAGATAGATGGGACATGTCAGGTCGTTATAAAGCTTTCCAAAGACTCAATAAAAAATATGGGGATCGATGGAATATCAACAGTTATTACAAGAAAACACCAGAAGAAATCAGAGAAGAAAAAATCCAAGACATGAAAGAAGTTGAAGAACATTATAACGAGGATAAATTTC